ATATGCCAATTAGAAATTATTTCAGAGTATCCAGGTAATTTCTCAATCCCCCGTACTGAAAAATTGCTATTGGAAGCCTGAGATGAAAAACTAGAGCTCTCAGTGAGACCACTAAAACTGCACTTGTTAACAATATAGAAAGCCACAGCGCGGTCAATGGATGAGTCACTAGTCTTCCCCAATAAATTCTTGGAATTATTGAATAGTTCTCTTGCTGAATCTGGATCATTATGCGTAAGTTTGTAATCTAATAATTGATCCTTCATCTCCACTCCAAACATCTGGAGATTAACCCAAAAGTTTACAAGGGGTTCGTAAAGATCATTAACAACAATCTTTAGATGAGGATACTTTTTACTAATATGTAGTGCTACGCTTCCTCCACCAAGAAAAGGTTCACGAAACTCAACATAATTTCTTAGATCAGGAAAATACTGATCCATTTTAGTAACTGCTCTAGACTTGCCTCCAGGGTATCTCAGAGGAGTCTTCAATGCTCTACGAGGGTCTTTCATCTTATAAGCATAGGATGATCTTCCCAAGGATCAAAGCTTGATCTTGGTATGCCTATATCCATTTGTATAGGAGCATCTAATACTTTATCAAGACTATCTGCCATTCTACGGAAACCACTTCCCACTAAAACCTGTCCAGCACATACTGCAACTGTACAAGTTCCCCAGAAGATATAATACCATCTAGATTTAACCTGGGCTCTTAGTTTTGCTGCTTTGTCTTTTTTTGCCATAAAAGTACTCATAATTTTACGGAAGTATTCCTTCCGTTAATAACATCACCCCTCAACATATAATTAAAAGCAACAGAAAATCTATCTATATCTTCTTCATTGTGAGTGACACTGTGCTTTAATGTAGAAGGAAAAATAAGAAGATCTCCACTTTTAGGAGTAAATGAATAGTTGTCACCATTGAATTCATTATACACCCTTTTAGGGAAATCTAGCAAGTTTCCAAACAATTTGTGATCTGAGTGTACAACAAATTTACCTGTATTTGGAGTTGTTGTCAAATACCATACTCCACTAATTATAGAATTGTAATGAGCATGAACCTGGGCAAAATCTCCTTTCTTATGCAAGTTTGCCCAGGAAGATACTAACTCAAGTTCCATTTTATATGCAATACCACAATCACCATAAAGAAAATCCCCAACTCTTTCAGTTATACATTCCTTTACAGCTGCCATCTGGGGATGATCTAAAAGATTCTCCGCTGTAATATACCCGTTACTATGGTAAGTAAACTCTTGAGATTCTACAAACTTTAATATCTTATCCTGTACTGGAAGATAAGATTGAAGAAGAGGAGTGGCAAACAAAGAACGAAGATTATCCATTTTGTATTTCTCTTGCTTTATCTCTCCAGTATTGCCTATCCTCTTCACTTATCCATGGATTATGCATCTGCACATAAGCATGTTGTAACCAATCATCATCCTTCCAATCTTTACGTGGTTCTTTAATATAATCCTGTAAACTCATTTGAATTCACAATCAACCATAATCTCCGTTAAACATGCTAAAAGATTTATTTCTTGGTCTGCGACGAATGCGATCTGATACTGATACTTAGCAAGAATGAGCACGGCAGAAGGAATAGTAGCAGGGACCAAGGATGTATAAAGATTATCGTAAATGCGACGCAAAAGTACAGCAGGATCATTGTCCAGATTATCGACACACCATTTACGTACTTGCGGAAAGTCCTTTTCCTTGAGGTTTTTAATGAGATCATTGACTTTTACATCACTAAAATGAGCCAGTATACCACTATCTATCTTACCGGCAACAGAATATCGTTGACATTCATTTAAGACTCTTCTCCAGTCCGGGAAATGTTTGTTGATG